TTGGCATGGATAATATTGAAAAAGGATATGTTGACAATGATCCTTCTCTTAAAAAATTCATGAATGATGCCTATAAAGATAATTCATCTGCATGGCTTCAATATATGTATGAAGCTGATATCGATTCTAGAATGGAAAGCGGGGACCAGGAAGCTATGTATACCTATATGTCTTCGACTTATGGTTACACAAAACGCAATCAAATCAATTTCAATAAAATTCATTCTAAAGTAGCGATGGTTGCGGGGCATCAAAGCCGTATGCGAAAACAATCAATCATCATTCCTCAAGAGCCTCAAGATCAGATTCCAGCAGATGAACTCTCAAATATATTGCAATGGGCTTCTAGTAAAGGAGATGTTTATAACAATATCTCTAAAGCTTTTACAGGCGGTCTAATTACTGGCATCAATCTTCTTTCTAGCTATTTAGACTACTCTAATGACCCTCTAAACGGAGACATTAAAACCCGGATATGGGGTTACAATTCATTTTTAATGGATCCTTATTGGAAAAATTTAGACTTATCCGATTGTAATTATGTTTGGACGCGTAAATTTGTAACAAAAAAAGAAGCTAAACGTCTTTTGCCAGGAAGAGAAGACGAAATAGACGCCTTACCTACAGCTATGTCGAGGGACGGCAAATTTCCTTATATGCCGGAGAATCTTAACTACAGACAACGTGGTTTTTTGATTTATGATGAATTTTGGTATAAGGATTCTAGAGAAGAAAATCTACTTTTAGACCGTGAGACCGGTGAGACTCATAAATGGAATGGGAATGATGAACAATTAAATCTTTTTCTTAGTTCATATCCTCAAGTTGTAAAAATAAAGCAATATGTAGATACTGTGAAATATGCGGTAGTTGTTAATGATCGTGTCTTTGTCAATGGTCCAAATCCTAACAATATCGACCGTTATCCGTTTGTACCTTTCGTGTGTTATTTTAGACCAGATATCCCATACTTTCCTAAAAGGATCTATGGGATACCTCGTCTTATAAGAGATGCTCAATGGTCTTATAATCGTCGTGCACGCCTTAATTTAGATTATCTAGAGGCTGGTATTCAAAGAGGCGTTAAGTTTATTGAAGATGCCTTAGTTGATCCAGAAGATGCCTTCTTACAAGGTAATGGAAAGGCCTTAGCAGTTAAGGCAGGCCATTCACTTGACGAAGTACAAGAAATGTCTCCTCCTCATATTCCTCCAAGTTGGTTTCAAGAAATTGAACTTCTTAATAAAGATATGTTTGAGATTACAGCCATCAATGAAGAGCTTATGGGAAGCGCAGAAGATGATAAAGCTGGTATTCTTTCAATGCTTAGACAAGGCGCTGGTCTCACTGCTTTAAATCCTATCTTTGACAATCTTGATCTTTCTCAAAAATATGTAGCTCAAATTCATATTGAAATGATGCAAAATAATTGGGAAATAGGAAAATTTAGACGTATTTTAGGTAGAGATCCTCATCCTTTAATTAAATCAAAATATTTCCAAAAGTTTGATTGTGCAGTTACTAATGGACCAATTACCGCGACGCAACAAACACTTGAATTTAGACAATTATTTGAAATGGTGCAGCTAGGAATGCTTCCGAATTCTCCTGAAGTTCTAGAAGTAATGTTAAAAGTTGCACCACTTCAAAACAAAAAAGATCTTCTTGAAGCTATGCAAAAAGCTCAACAACAACAACAAGAACAACAACAACAAGCTATGTCTATCGAGATGGAGAAATTTAAAGCTGAAATAGAGAACTTAAAAGCTCAAGCCATAGCAAATGAAGGGTTAGGAGTCGAAAGAGCTACTAGAGTAGCCGAAAACCAAGCAATGGCCGTAGAGAAAATTGAAGCTGCTAAGAAAGATCAAGACTTAGCAGATCTCCATAAAGCAAGAGCATTAAAAGAGCTTAGTGAAATGGATCTTTCTCAAATAGAAAGAGCAATAGCTATCTTAGCACAAGTTCAACAACTTCAAGCAGCTGAAGAAAAGCCTGGTGAAAAAGAATCTGAACAAGAAGAAATTGTTGAAGAAAGCACTGAAGTAGTGTAAAAAAATTATTTGAAACAGGATAGTGTTTCATTCACAAAATTTAAAACGCATTGTTGTTGCTATCCCAGCGGCATTGCTCCACAAGGAGTAGACAATGGCTAGATATTACGGATCAAAAAAAGAAGGCAAATACGACAGATTTGACAATTCTAAAGTTGCTCAAACAGTAACTGAAGATTGGGGCTGTCCAGAAGCTACTTATGCATTGGATCAAAAAGAGAGTGGTTCTATGAACTATATGTCTCGAAAAGATGCAGTTAAAGTAAGAGATGCAAAAAGACTTAAATCAGATATGTTAAACATGGATGGTTACAGAGGATAATTTATTGGGAATCTATGGCAGGTCCTTTCTTTCCTTCTTGTTTTCAAAAACACCCATAGGTTCCCTTTTAAAAAAGGATTGATATGAAAAAAAGTATAAGTAAAAAAGCTATCAAACATCTTAAAGAAGATATGAAAGGTTATGAAAAAGAACGTAAATATCTGAAAGAAGAAGCAAAAGAAGATAAAGAATTAATTAAAGATATTAGAGGATCAAAAAAGATGAAAAAACAAGGTTACAATTCAAGATTAGATGAATCACTTGGTGCGAGAAATAAGGGCAAAAAAAAGCAATCTCTTAAATCTAGAAGAAAAGAATCTGAAGGCATGGAAGAAGCAATGGGAAGGCGCAAATATTCTGCTGCTAAATCCATGGATAAAGGCAGAAGGAAGAAAAGATAATGGCTAAGAAAGTAAAAATTCTTCGCGAGTTATTATAGGTGCTTTTTGTAAAGTTAAAGAATGAATTTTATAATGACATTTTCTACAAAGTCTCATCCAATTAGATCCATCATGAGGATTATTTTCACGGTTTCTATCTATATGATGAACTTCAATATAGGAAGAAGATTTACATTTTTCACAATTAGATCCAAACAATTCTTTAGATCTTCTTTGCCAGTATCGTTTGCTATTAGCTGTTCCCAATGTTTGAAAAAGATCATAACATTTTTTAGAACAAAATTTTTTTCCGCTTTTATATTCCCAAGGGGCACATTCAAAATTTTTAGAACATCCTTTGCAACAAACAGTTACCCATTTTTTTATTCGAAATCTTTTTCCAAAATGATGATGATCTTTTCCTTTTCTTTTGCTCAACATATATGCATTGGATCTGTTATGACAAAGTCGGGAACAAAATTTAGTTGTTTTTTCAAAACATGGAAAAACTTCATAGGTTTTATTACAAAATTGACATATTTTAGAAATCTTAGGCATACAAGTATTTTACCCCAAGGAATATTAAAATGAAATCAAAAAAGGTTACAGTAGCGAAAGGAATTAAAATTCCCAAAAAAAAAGAAGTACAAATTAAAAAAAAAGCTGGTTCTAGTAATGTAGGAAAATATAAAGATGTAAAATCTTCCGAGTTTGCAGGAGCTGCAGGAGGAAGTAGCAAGTATTCATACCCCATCAATACACGTAAAAGAGCACGAGCTGCTTTAGCTTACGCAAGAAATGCTCCTAATCCCTCAGGTATTAGAAAAGCTGTACATAGAAAGTATCCAGATTTAGGAAAGGCTAAGAAATGATTCTTAACGCTCCTTACGATAAAAAACTTCAATATGAATTAGTGAATGATAAGCCTCATTTTGGAATTTATGTAGGGACTTCCATCATATCCGACAGATATGTTCTTATTAATTTAGATGAAATGAAAAAAGAGGAAGAAAAGTTTTCTTCTATCTTTAAACATTATGAATCAAAAGGGTTTCAAATTCGAGATAAACAATGGATCTCTAATAATACAGGATTGACAAACGATCCTTTAATCCAGAAAGTAACAGTAGGATGTAAATTTATTGTTTGGGGAAGGGCTTTTAAAGTGATGCGTTTATTTAAATCTGGAAAGACTAGATATAAGAAAAAAATTATAGCAGGAAGACGCAAAAAAATAAGAGTTAAACATGGCTAAGAAATACTCAAAAAAAGCAGAAAGCAAGATCTCTAAAGTAATGAGAGAAGGCTATGCAGGTAAACTTCATTCTGGTAGCAAGAAAGGTCCTATTGTTACTAATCCAAAACAAATGAAAGCTATTTCTTTAGATGAAGCTAGAAGTGAAGGTCTTAAAGTTCCTAAAAGGAAGAAGAAGTCTACCTAAACTTTTCGATCTTAGTATCTCTTTTGATGTAAGAGTCTAGAATTCTCTGCGTTTTATCTAACATTACTCTGGTATCAAGATAAGCTTGAATACGAATTCTTTTCTTGTTTAGCCTTTCTATCCCTTTTTCTAAATCTGTAAGTGATGCTCTTAAATGTTCGTCCATATTTGCTTTATTTTTCTTTACAAAGAACAATGTCCTTTGATGATTATCTATAGCTTGTCCTAATCTTTTAGCTCTTTCTTCTTCTGTTTCTGGAATTAATTCTAATTGTTCCATCTTTCCCTCCGAAAAATCGTCTATTTTACTATAGATAAATATAAATTCCTATATTAAATTTTGACTTTTAAACTACTGACAAGTAAATATTTGAATTATGAGTAAAGTTAGAGAGACCTTAGGATCACAAATCCTTAAATGTTACGAAAAAAATCATGATGAGATTGGTCCTGAGTGCCGTGAAGTTGTATTAGAATATGGCCATAAAGAATGGCTTCCTCGTCTTCAAAAAATTCTTCAAGAAGAAGCTCCTAAATTCAATAAAAAATTCTATATTCTTGTAGTAGGATATAAAGATCCATTATCCGATATAGCATCTCATGTGCGTATCATTGTAAGAGGAACTAAACCTCTTCCGGAACCTAAGACAATGGTCTATTCCTATGATCCTCAAGATGGTCTTTTAATGGTAGAATGGACACTTCCTTCAGATCAAACCATAAAAGACGTTCTAAATAATCCAGATGATTACGATCCCTTTTTAGCTGATTGCGTCTTCAAATACAAAAATAAGACACTTTAAGCTCTTTTTTTCACTTAAAAAAATTTGTTTACAAAACTTCTTTTGTCTACAGTGTAAAGAAATTATTTTAATCGAGTAGCGTACGTATCCGCTATAGGTGTATTTGTCAAACCCATGACAGGAGATAAGATGACAGAAGAAAATAATCAAATGGCAGATCAGCAGAGCGCCACTGCACAGACTGGCATCGAGCATAACGCTGAAAACCAATCACCAGTTGAGACAGCTTCATCACAAAGGCCAAGTGAAGGAGAAGATCCAAATTGGAGAGAAGTTAGAGGAATTATGCGTGAACAACGTCAACGTATAGAAGAGTTGGAAGGTAAGTTGAAAGCAACTAGCCAACCTCAGCCGAAAGAGGAAGAGGACGATTTTTCTAATTTGTCGCCTGATGATGTAGTTACTGTAGCTGACATGCAACGGTATGCCAACTCAGTAGCTAAGAAAACAGCCCGTCAAATCTATGAAGAGCGTGCCAAAGAACAAGAGTTTGCTTCAACGCCTTCAAAATACTCTGATTACGATGATGTAATTCAGTATGTAGAACCTTTAGTTAAACAAAACCCCGCATTGTTGGGTGCTATACAGAATGCCCCAAATCCTAGAGAAGCTGCCTATCACATCGCCAAAATGTATGTAGCTACACAAGATTCTGTAAGTAAAGAAAACGCTAAAAAGATCGAAGAGAACTTATCGAAGCCTAAGACAAGCGATACTCTCGCGAACTCTTCTGGTTTTGATCCAGCTCATAGGTCTGGCCCTCTTTCACTTTCAGAAAAGTCTAAGATTTGGGAGCAAGCTCAGCAGTATGCATCAATGCGGTAAAATGATGGTAATAAAAAATGTCAATTACTACGCCAACTTTACTGCCGGCACCGGTGCAGCAATGGTTTGATGACGTTCTTCTAGCGCGTCCAGAGCCATTACTTATTCACAATAAGTTTGCAATGCACAAAAGAATGCCTGAGCGTTCTGGTCGTACAGTTCGATACAGACGTTACAATAACTTAGCTCGTGCGACAGTACCATTGGGGCCAAGTGGATTAACGCCACCTCCTCAAGTTTTAAGTGCTGTTGATATTGATGCAACAATTGACTGGTATGGTACTTATGTGATTCTGACTGATCAGGTCACACTTCAAAACCAAGATCCAGTTCTTAATGAAACTGCATCATTATTAGCACAGTCATTAAGGGAAACTGATGATGAGCTAACTAGAAACATGCTTGAGGCGACTGCTTCATTTATTAACTGTGTAAACGGTGTGAATGGAGATAACCCAACAGAGCTATCAAGACCCGATATTGATGTTGCAATCTTCACTTTGATTGGAGCATCTGCTCGCATGATTTCAGACAATATTGAAGGTGAAAATAAATTCGGTACTGCTCCGATCAGGGAAGCTTATTGGGTGATGTCTCATTCAGATGTCTTGACTGACTTAGAAGCTGTACAAGGATATATCAACACTTCTCAATATCCGTCACCTATGAATATCTTGACGGCGGAATGGGGCGCTGTAGCTAACTCCAGGTGGACTTATTCACCTTTAGGTTCGGTTACGTCCAGTGGCTCTGCTCTAGGTGCTGATGTCTATAACAACTTTATGGCAGCTCAACAAGCCTACGCTAACATCCTCCAAGAGGGTGCAACAGCTCAGTTTATTTACCAAGGATTGGGATCAGGAAACGACCCATTACTTCAAAGACAAACAGCTGGATATAAGTTCGCTCAAGTCCCTCGTCTACTCAATGACCAGTGGCTCTTGAACTTACGAGCAACATTAGCATAAGGAGGAGAATATGCCATTACCAAGTGAAAACTTAATAGTAGGGTCATTTACTTCTGATGCTAGTTCTCAGATCATTGATCTTAATCCACTTCACAATGTGCTTTCAGTTGATTTAGCAAACATCACTAAGTTTGGATCAGCTGCTGCTTCTACTGAAGTTATGACAGCACACTGGGAGCTTGGATATACAAATGGATGGGCTTTAAGACAGCTCAAAACAAATGGTGCGGCTACTTTACAGATTCCTTCAATGGTAACTACCCTTGGAATTTCTGTATTAGACACAGCTGACCAAACTCCAGGACCTTTAGTTGCAACCGGTACTGCAATATCACAAGCTGCAACAGCTGTTGTAAGTGATGCATCAACTACTACTTTAACTGCTAATAGCACAGTAGTAAGGATGATCAATACAACAGGTATGCTTCAAATTGCTGGTATGGACTTTACAGTCGGTACTGTCAACGCCGGTGTTAGTTTCCAACTGCGTTATCTAGATTCTTCTGGATTTGGAGCAGCGGCTACTAACGCTGACTGGAGAATCGTTCCATTTGATCCTCAGTTCTATCCAAGACGTCGATACATTACCGGAATAACCCAAGCTGCAAGCGCTGTTATCACAATGTCTGTAGCCCATGAGTTTAGCGTTGGTGAGACAGTCAGGATCTTTAACCCAGATTCTAACTTTGGAATGGGACAGATCAATGGTCAGCTAGGAACTATTACAGCTGTGACTACTGGAGCTACTAACACAATAACCGTGGACATTGATTCATCTGCATATAGCGCATTTGCATTTCCAACAAGTGCTGTCGCTGCTGCAGGTATCACTTTCCCACAAGTTATTCCGGTTGGTGATCCAAATTCAAGCTTAGTAGGAGCTACTAGCAACCAGTCATCAAGAAGAATTCTAATTGAGTCTAATGCTCTAGGCGCAACCTCAGATGTCATGAGATATCAAATTAGAACTTACTAAAAATTAGGGGAGTTTATCTCCCCTTTAAACAGGAGATATTATGGCCGCAAGTGTCGAAGTTAGGGAAATACCACAACCAGATTATATTCAGGATGTAAAAGGAAGACGTCCAAAAGCTAAAGGTAAGATCAAAATTCCTCATTATAATGAACTACCGATGGTAAAAGGAATTTTTAAAAATATAGAAATGCCAGGAACAGGAATCTCGTTTCCATTTAGAGCATGGAAAGGACCAGTTAAAACCTTCACTTTGTTTGATGGTGGAGAATATGTAATTCCAAGAGTACTTGCTGATCATCTAAATGACAATTGTCACTATAAAGTCATGCAATGGAGATCAGGAGCAGAAGTCTCAACAGCACAACCAATTATGATTGGTGGAGGTGGTTTCAGACCAGTAATGGAAGATGCCACTAAGGAAGTAAAATCAAGAACTCATCGCTTCTTATTTCAAATACTTAGCGATGCTTAATTGACAAGGATAGAAAATGACAGTAGCATCTGATTTAGCAATTATAAGACAAAAAGTAAGAAATGTTACTGCTACGACTTCTACAGTTCAGTTGTCAGATAGTGAGATTGATTTTTACATCAATACTTATCTTGTTTTTGATTTTCCTGAGCATTTACGCCTTAAGTCACTTCATCGTAATTATACCTTTTTTACTAATCCTAACGTTGATACATATGATTTTCCGGTAGAGCAATATATCTCTACTCAAAAGCCTGTGTATTGCGATGGATATCAAGTCGAATATTATCAAGACCAACAATTTTTTTACTCTCTTTGGCCTAAGTTAAATTTCGAACAACAAGTAGGAACAGGCGATGGAGTGACTACTAATCCAACTTTAAGTGCTTTAACTAACGTTCCAGCCTTAAGAAAGAGCGTACATCTCTCTGCCACTATTGGAGGAGATAACGT